GCCGTCCTTCCTCGGTGACAGCCTACTTATATTACCACACCCGACTTTCTATGTCAACTGTTTTTAACTACTTTTTTGTGATTTGTCAAACATTTTTCAGTAGTTTTTTGAAAATTTTTGAAATTTTTTTTAGAAAGTGCCGAAAGCACCGAAAAAACACAATAAAAAAGCCTTTAAGCCTCTTGATTATAACCTTTCCGAAGAAAAAAGTCAACCGTATCGCTTAAAAGCCTACGACAAAACCCTCCACCGTTGTGGAGGTCAGATTTTTACTCAGCTGCAGCAGTTATGCTGCCCTTTTCAGGAAACGAATTTTAATTTCCTTATCGTTTTCGTCCTTAAACCCGTTTTTCTTATAATCTTCCATAAGTTCGGCTCGCTTTTGCAGCGGTGTAAGCCATACACGCTTTCCCTCTCGGTTCCTGAGCGAAGAGTGCGGACGATTATTATAGCGGTTGAGCCAATCAGCCATTTTCTCTTTTAGTTCCTCGAACGTTGAATATTGCAGGTGGTTATAAAAACATTCCTGATCGGTTCTATGAGAACGTTCCACTTTCCCGTTGTGTCGTGGCGTGTAAGGCTTTATAAGTTTATGCCTGATACCGTATTTCGTTAAAAACCTGTCTACCGCGTTTACCGTTGTTTCTTTTGCGTTCTTCGGCGGGGTAAATTCTGTTCCATTGTCGGTCTGAATAATAGCAGGTAAATATCCGAAGTATACCAACGCCCTTTTTAGAAAGTCAACCGTTGAAAACGTGCTCTGTTCTTTGTAAGGATAAATAAACCTTTCGCGAGTAGCCTCGTCAATCATTGTGTACTGAAAATCTTTCTCGTGCTTAAATTCGCCTGTTTTACATTCTTTCGGAACGACTTTCACGTCCATTTGCATTTTTATGCCGAACATTTCGGGCGTATTATACGGCTGCTCGATATATTTTTGTACCACTTCGTTCGGCTGCCGTATTCCGTTTTTGGAAACGAAACGCCAAAACCCAAAATATGTCCTCGAATAGGCAAACTCAGTTCTCAAAACACCATAAGCCTCTGCGTAACTTATATCGGGGTTTTCTTCAAAAATTTTCTTTATGTGTTCGATTTCGCTTTGTGTATGAGCCTTAGGGCTCGGCGTATGCGGAACAGTTGAGCCGTTTTCCAAACTTTCCAGCGTTCCGTCATATTTCGCTTTCCACCTCCACAACGTGCGCTCGTCGCACTTTGTTTTGTACGCAACTTTTGTAATATCCTCTTTCTCTTCAAGCCATAATTTTAGTGCGTGTTTTTTCTGGTTAGCGGTGAATCTCATACCCCTCATATATTTGTCCTCCGTCGTGAAAGTACCGCCATTATATCACATTGTCTAACATTTTTCAACTTGTTTTGCTTTAAGAGAAAAATCTCAAAAATAAAAAACAAAAATCGTTCCCGTCGTTACGCTTTGCGCGCGCGTGAGCGCGTGTAATTCTATCCACCTATCAATACACGATAGTGTATTTATTTTATATTTATTTTTTTCTTTTGATTTTGATTTATATTTGTATCGTTTTGTATAATTTTGTATTACAAAAGAATATCAAAAGTAAAGCAATTCTATTTCAAATGAAATACAAAAGTATAAGGTTTGTATCGCTAAAAATGCAGGAAATATAAGGGTTTTAGCGATTGTGTAAAATAGTTTCATTTTCTTATATGAAATTTTTATTTCAAAAAATCAAAAAAATTTTTGCAACCCGAAATAAATTTTATTTTTAGAAAATTTTTCTGAAAAAAGTTGAAAAGATTTTTGAATTTGAAAAATTCCTGTTAAGCACAATTATCCACAAGAAAAGAGGCACAACCCGAAAGGTTGTGCCTCTTGCTTTTATTATGTGATTTTTGCGGTTTCGGACGATTCGTTCGGTGGCGTTTCCTCGCTGTTTTCAGGTTCCGACTGCCCGTCATTTTCAGCCGTAACGTTCTTAAAATCAATCGGCGTAAGTTTGACGTATTCGAGGAAATGCTGCATAAGGTCTATCTGGTCGCGCATATATTCGACGGTATCGACGACAATATTTTCAAAGCCCATTTTATATCCGAAAACGCCTTGCATTGACACGGCAAACAGTTTGAGTAAACACGCCGCAAACGTTGCCCAGTTTGGCGTTATAATAACCTCGCAAACAATTAAAGACATAAGCACAGACGTTATAAGCGTTGTTATGAATTTAATTCCGAAATTCCATTTTTTCTTTGTCTGCGGGTTCATTCCGAGAGGGCTGCGTTTGTTGTTTCCCCTACCGCGCTTGAAAATCATATCGGGCGTGAGAGTTATCGGTTTTACCTTGTTTGCACTTAGAATCGTATCTGCTTGCATTTTAGACAACTTTTTTTCGTCCACGAGTTTTACAAGCGTTTCCTCGTCTTTCCCTAAATACTTTTCCTTGTATTCGGCATATTCAATGCCAACGTCAGCAAGAATAGTTGCTCGCGTGAGTTCGAGTTCTTCTTCTATATAATATTGACAAAATTCAGGTAGCCGCCCCTGCATTTTATTTACGGCTATTTCATTTTTTACGCTATCGTAATCGTCTTGTGCGTCCAAAAACGTTCCCGATTCTTTCCCCGCCTTTGTTCCACTGTCCGAACAGTTCAAATACATACTGTACGAGCAAAACAGTAAAACGAAAAAAGTTAAGCCGAGAGCCGTCCAGTCGGCAAGACTGGAAAATTTAAGATCCGTGGTAAACGCTACGATTACCACAAACATTATAAACGCGCTTACAAAAATACCCGTATTCCTAAGTAACTTTTGAAACAGCGACTTTTTCGCGCTCCGCGACTTAATTACGCGCTTATCCAGCGGTTCTTGCGTTGTCGGTTGTTTTCTTTCTATTGTTTGCATTAGACATTGCCTCCTGTTTTATCTTGCGGCGATATAAAGTCCGCAGCAACAGGTGCTTTATCGCTATTTTCAATACTCTCGCCCACTTTGTATAAGCCTGCACCTGCGGCATTACTTACAGCACCCACGGCGGCTATAACAAGCATTTGCTCTATTATCTGATACAACCCCCAGAGCGCAACAAAGAGTATTACCCACATTACCCAAACGGCTGGCGTTTTTATTTTCTGCTTAAAAACAAGCAGAATCGGAATAAGCGAAAGCAGCGCAAGAACGACAAACACGCCTGATACAGTTGCCTCAGAGCCTTTATTTACCCACATAGGGAAATAAGCACAGGTTGCCGCCAGCGGTGCGCCAGCGTCAAGTGCAACAACGCTTGAATAGCGAATTATTTTGCCTTTCGTGCTATTTTTCATATCACACCTCCGCGTTGCCGCCCGCCTCCGTATCTTCAACGCTGTTTACGTCTTTCAATGCCCCGACATATTTTAATTGTACAAGGTCTTTAATTGCTTGCGGAATATTCTTGTTATTCGCATAAACGGCTGAAAGAATATCCAGCACCGCTTTGCTGTATGTAATCATTTCCTGAAACTGAGGGCTGCGTTCAAGTTCCGTTTTTGTAAGTTCTTTTACATATATTTCAAAGTCGTTGTATTTTTCAATTAAGGTATTTGCCGCTTTTATCACTTCCGCGTTACTTTCGGTATTTGCCGCTGTTTCTGCCTGTATATCCGATTTATGCCGCTTATTGTCTTTAATTTCCTTTCTTAAACTGACAATAACGGCAAATATCGTGCCTAAATTAGTTGCACTAAGCAGCGGCACTATGTTTTCCTTGCACCACGCAAAAATTTGCCCGAAAAACGTGTTGTCCGTCGTCGGCTGTTCTTCTGCTTGCTCTAAGGCGGTACTTTCCGTTGCTGACGGCGTTTCGGCGGCATAAGCCTTATTCGTGGAAACCGAGCAAAAAAAGCACACGCAAAAGGAAAGCGCAACCGCAAGTAAAAGAATGATATAAATACGATTTTTAGATTTGATTTTCATAGATTACCTCCGTTATTCAAAGTCGTAACCCTCGATAAGCCTATCGAGTTTTTTCACAATTTTGGACTGTTCGTTGTTCAGGTGCACAATGTCGTTTTTTATGTCCTGAATTTCCGAGAGAACAGCAATTATTTGCAGCGGCGTATCTACGCCGTTCGGACAACAAATTACTTTGCCGTCGATACGTTTTACATAGATACTTTCGCACGCGTATTTCGGCGCGTCTGGCTTGCCGTTTAGAACAACGACGGTGCATTTTACAATACTATCCAGAAAGTCCGCAGGAATCCTGCAAGTTTCCTTTTCAAGCATACGATAAAGACTATTGCGACCAGCATTCTCGAAAATTGCCGTCGCCCCGTCTGGTGCGCCTGTAAATGTGATAATAAGTTCGTCTGTAACGACTTCGGGCTCTCTTGTTAAAATAAAGCCCTTTTTAACAAGTTCAATGAGTTTATATTCCATTTTCATAATGCGCTCCTTAACTGATTACGAAATAATCGTCGCTGAACTCGTTCCTGTTCGCGGTAATTTCTTCGTAAGTTTTGCCGTCAAGGTCGTTTACCCAGATTTCAAGCGCGTCGTCGCGCTCTCTTTCCGAGAGAAACCCCTGCGCAATCTGCGCATTCGCCTTTTCAAGCCACTTTTGCTTACTGAAACGTTTTGCTGCCATTTTAATTTACCTCCGTAATAGATTTAAGCCGCTGACAATACGGCTGCGTTATGCGCCATAAATTTACACGCATTTCCTTTTGTAATAATGGGCTTTATATTCTCGACGTAATATTTCTTGAAATTGATACGTTTCGCCCAGCCCATATACGATAAAAATCTCATTACTTGCCTTAATCTCACACCAAAACGTTTTATTTTTCGGACGGCGCGGGTTAGCGAGTAAAACATTTTCTTTCTTAAAACGGTGTATTTCCCGTAAAATCTGTAACCGACAAAATCAATAGGTCGGCTGCCGAATTTCCAGATTTGCCAATCGTGTTTAAGTTTCAAATTTTCTTTACCCAAACTTTTATCGAACGCGATTTTTGCTTTGTGCAATTTTCTTTTGTTCGCGTCCAGAAATACAATGTCGTCCGCATATCGCGCATAATGCTTAATACGCAAATCTTCTTTCGTTTCGTGGTCGAAACGCTGCAAGTAAAAATTTGAGAACGCCTGCGAGGTATAGTAACCTATCGGCAAGCCAGAACCTCCGTTATCGAGTATTTCGTCGATAAGTTTCAAAACCTTTTTATCTTTGATTACACGGCGAAATTTTTGTTTTAACACCTCAATGTCTACCGATTCAAAGAAATGGTGTATATCCGCTTTCATAACGTATTTTATACGTTTATCTTTCTTAATGAAATGCTCGATTGCTCTCTTTGCTGCAAGTGTTCCGCGATTTTTGACAGAACCGCAGCAGTATCTATCCATTCCGCGATTTATTATCGGCTCGATTACTTGCATAAGTGCCCAATGTATAATCTGGTCTGGATAGAATTTTGGCACTTTTATATGCCTGATTTTCTTGTGCTCCCGCCGAGTTTTTAATATCGGCGGGGCAAAATAGTAATTTCCGCTGATTAGTTTTTCTCGTATTTTATCCGCATAACGTTCGGGGTTTTCCGCAGCGTCTTTAATAATTCCACGCTTCGATTTTTTATTTTTCGTCGCATTATGTATGGCTAAAATAATGTTATCTTTCGACACTATTTTTTCAAATAAATATCCTGTTCGTTTCATTGTGTCCTTTATTTTTCAAAGAGTCTTTGTTGCTGCCTTATGGTGTTTCAAATTCTTTCGACTTACTAAACCACACTCTTTACGGCTATTTCTGACCGAGTGGTCTGTGAATTATAAACCCTGTTTTTATTCCTTTTGCAACAAATTAGCCCGCCGATGTTCGAGTTCGCGTTCGACGCGGTGTTGTTCCCATTCCAGTTCCAGAGCCCCGCATTCGCGCCGTTATTCCAGTTCCCGCCGCAGTTCAACACGGCTGCGTTCGGTTTATAACCCCATTTTTTATAGATAACTGTGAGAAAAATTTTTCTTTTTTCGGGGGAAGTTTCCCCCGTTAGCCCCCTCAAAGAGGTTTATAACAAAGACGCCCACCGATGCTCGAGGACGCGTACGACGCGGTGCGGCGCCCAAGCCAGTCCC